CGTCAAACTGTTGAATACTACGGACGGTATTCTTTAGCATATCTTGCTCGTCTTTGCCCAGAGCAGCTTTTAGCTTCTGTAGGGTAACAATCTCATCGTCACCCGCCCTGACAGATGCTAGGTAGGTGTTACGATACTTGTCTACTATGGTAGCAGCACGGGAAGCAAACTGATCTCCTGCTTGTTTGGCTCCGACACCTTCCATTTTGCTCAATAAGTTTCCTACAATGGCTCCATCTTCGTTGATCAAAGTACGAACACTCAACAACATGGCATCCTCTTCGCCAACCCTTCCAGCAACCCTTTGCTGTGCCTCTACCATTTCCTGTACAGTTGTGTTCTTGACTGGTACTGCACCTGGATCAACTTCTTTAGCAGCTGTCTTTACCCTGTTGGCAATAGAGCCATATGCGGCAAAGGGAGCGCCTAGGGCAAAGGTGGCGGCACCTATGAAGGCACCTTCTGTGCCAGCGTTTTTCAAAACCTCAACTGCCGATTCTTTATTGTAACCCTGTAGCTCTTGTAGTCCTTCAAGGCCTAGGGAGGCAATAGTGCCACCAGCGCCAGCAGCAGCAGACCTAGCTCCCAACCCTAATAAAAAACTACCGGGTACAGGTATGGCCAGTTCAGCTGCCAAAGCCGTAGCACCTATGGCTATCTCCCTAGTAGCATCAGCGGTGAGATCATATATGTCTGTGCTTGTGCCGTCTAAGAATACCTTGCGGTCATCTGTGGGTTCAATGCCTAGGTTCTTGAGACCTTGGGGAGTAACAAATGGTTTCCTAGTTGTAGAGTCAATGCCCCAATTACCTGGACCTACTTGATCATCAAATACAGCTTTTATTTCTTTAGGATTCCCAGCAGTAAGCGCCTCTTGAAATCTTAGGTTAAGATCAGGCACACCGTCTCTGATGTTGTACTCGCGTTCAATGTCTGGCAAAGCCCCAAGGCCAGCCATTTTTTCTGGCAAGGCTTTGATTAAGGCAGATGTAATTTCATCATCAGACATATTATTCATACCGGGAACTTTAACAATAGAGCCATCGGTAAGAGTAACCGTATCTTGCATTTCAGACATTATTTTTGCCCTTAGTTATTTCTATCAAAGTATTTTGTTGGAAGAGACATAGGGTTTTTGTCTGTACTGGTATGAAGTCCATAAGCTTTTAGTCTAGCTGTTGTGTTAAACGAATCTCGTTCAGCGTCTCGCATCAGGCTATCTACTGAATCTAATATTTGATCTGATGTCGTAAACAAACTAGGAGAAGCTAAAATTTTATTTAAAATTTGTTCTAATTCTTGTCTGCTGGCTTCTCTACCAAATGTTTTAGATTTTAACACTTCTCCTTTTAGTTTGGCTACATTTTTTGTTACATCATCTGATGTAAATACTCCAGGACTTATGCCAAAAGCAGCTGCTATTGCCCTTACTGCTTTTGAAGCTTCTCCCGGCCCACCAGTTGTGCTAAACGGGCTTTTTATCAACGCTGCTTTAATTTTATTACCTACTAAAGATATACGCCTAGAAGATTCTATCCTATCGTACATTTTATTAACTTCACCAGTAAGCTTAGGCATCTTGGAAGGATCAGGCATTAGTGCCTTTAGTCGATCTGTCTCAGCTTTGAATCCTTCTAGTCCAGCTTCTTGCTGTGCGGCTCTGGTGGCAGCTTGCGCTGTACGGTCAGCGGCGGCAGCGTTGATAAAATTGGTCAAGGGTGTTTGCCCTGGTCCCATTGGTGCGACAAACTCTGGCCGTGCTAAGACCCTGAACAACCCTTTGAAATCAACATTGCCTAGCAGTCCTGATATCATATCAGATGCTTCGTTAATTAAACCTTCTTGTTTTTGGGACTGTGCTAAATCCCCACCATGTTTATAACCGAGAAGAGTGTCACGTTTAACAGCGTCAGCGGCTGCCCTTGCTGGGTCTGTTGCATTGCTTCCCAACATTGATATAGCAATGTTGTCAGCGTCTATTTCTTCTCCACCATTGATAAAGCTACCGGGGGAGTAATAAGTAGGAAATGGTAATGGTGTTGGACCCTCAATAAATTCAGACTGTGCTGGAGAACCAGCTGGAAGCGGAAGTGGAAACGGTGCTGGAACATCAACAAATTCTGACATTCCAGGAGTGTTTTCTTCTGGTCGTACAGATTGTACAGGTGGTCTTGGAACGACAGTAAAAGGTCTAGGCACAGGACCTGCTCCGGACCTTTCCCGTAGGATTTTTTCACCCTGGTTAAGCCTATCTCTCACAGCTTGGGGTAAATCTGGTCTAAAAAAACTTTGAACTCGGCCCGTCTTGTCCCGTGTAACTGCTCTTGATCCTGTTGGAGAAGCCGTTGTATTTGTTCTGTATCTTTGCGCTTGTTCCGTTACAGAAGGTCGCGAACTTTCTGTCGGATTATTGAACATGTTAAAAATTTGCTCTAAAAGAGTTGGTTGAGCCATCATTATCTCCTAAATCAAAGACCGTATTGTGGGTTTGCGTATACTTGATCCAAATACGTTACTCAACAATCCAGACACCATCTTTTGGAACTCTACTGATCCCTGAGGAGTGTAGTACTTAGGGGCCGCATATGGGCTTTCCATTTGACGAAAACCTCTGGCACCCGTCACGCCTTCGGCGCTGGCACCTTTCAAACTTCCGCTGCTTCCCAATGGTTGAGGCCCAGAACCTTTACCACCTGGTAAATCTTTCAGCTTGTCAAAATCAAGATTATTTAAAAAATCTGAAAAGTTTGACTTTAAAGGTTCAGCACCGTCACGGGTAGGGTTACTAACATCGAGAAGATCGTCATCTTCTTCTAAAACATCAATGCCTTTAATGTCCAGATTTCTGTCACGCTCTGCTGCTTCTCTGTTCATTTCCAGAATAGCATTGACATCTTCCATGTCATCGAAGTCACCACTTAGCACCATATCAGATGTTGTCATATCAGTGGGATCAAACCGGCTCAAGTCATCGAAACCTGTACCCGTACCACCTAACTTGCTAGTCATGTCTAAACTCCAATCGCAGCATAGTTGACTCTCAAGTAGCCATCACTGCCCCTGATGACAGCCTCTGGCATAATGTGCTGTACTTCGTCTGCAATGACACCATACTCCGGTTGATTGTTGACAATATTCTTAGCCTCGTCTGTCCACTTCCAAGTGTAGAGCTTAATGCCATTGTCAAGTTTGCCAACTTGTTTAATGTTAGTTTTAAGTCTAATGTCACTTGCTGCCATAGCAAAAGGAGCAGCTGCTGCCGCTGCGCTTGTAATCTGCTGGAACGGACTTGGCCCACCGGCAAACCCTTGCGAGGTAAACCCAGAGCTTTGGTTCTGGAAAGTTGTTGAAGTACCTAGACCAGCCAAGCCACCTAAAAGGTTAGTCAGGTTGATCATCTGTTCTCTCTGTGCTTCCTGTGGCTGTTGCGTCAACCTAGCTTGGTCTGCCAATCTTGCAGCATCTCTGGTTTCTATGTCTCTACCCAAAGCTTCCTGCAACGATGGTAGTGCCAATTGTGCCTGTAGTTGCTGCTGGGCAAACCCTGGCGCTCTATCAGCGGCACCCATGCGTCTTTGCTCTGCTCGACCAAGTGACGCTGCCAATTGCTGTTGCACAAGCTCTTCTCTGTTTCTTGCTTGGTTCTGTTGTAGCTCTTCAAGGGCTGTACTGCCCATACCAAACTGTCCTGCTTCTATGGCTTGCTGCTGGGCAAGAAGCTTATCACGCTCTGTCAACCTACGGGCTTGGTCTGCAATAGTACCTGTTTCAGCCAAGAACAAAGAGTCTTGACTAGGGTCTGCCAATCCTCTGGCTAGATCAGCTTGGTACAGCTGTTGAAAATCTGGAGCAAATCCTGCTGCCGTTTGACCAAGATTGGCAAAGCCCTGCCTAGCTGCTAAAGTTTCAGCAGTGTCCTGTGGAACCAAAGACTGTTGAAACAATACAGGATCAGTTGTAAACTGTTCCTCTATTCTGGGAAGCAATCGTTCAATAAAAGGCTCTACCGGAGCGTATGGCTTAACTTCTCCGGTGCCACTGGATTGAGACTGTTGAGGTAGTTGGACAACAGCTGGAGGAGGACTACTAAATACACTGCCCATTTTATAATTTCTTTCTTAAAGTTACTGTTTTAAACTCATATCCTAAAGGAGCCATTATTTTTTCCCAACCTCTTCGGCCTGTCATTTCCCAAAACTCATATCCCAAGTCTTTATAATATTCTTCAATTTTAGGAGTAGCGTTTTTAAAATCAAACTCTCCGCTAATCCCTTCTGTCAATATGCCTATGCTTTGAGGATAGTGAGCAAAACCTATTATAAAACATCCTTTAATCTTTTTATCTTTGTCGTAGGCAATCCATAAGTCGCTTGTTCCCTTAACAACTCGTTTAACCAAATCATTAGCATTGTAAATATCAGAACATAGACTACGCTGTATTGTTTTCTCGAAATAGTCATAACATTTAGACAGCTTTGAAAATAAAGAGTTATGTTTGTAATTTACAAATTTATAATTTAACCCACGCTCCAGCGGAATTTCTAAAATAAATTCCTTCTCCTGATCCAGGATTCCATGTACTTCCGTCAGCATATCTAATATCGCCTTGTTGTGGTTTATCAGGCTCTACATAAATTACGTCTAAATGCCCATCTCTTAAAAGGTCTACGACAACCTTAATCTGCAAAAGCATTTCGTCTACAAACTTCGGAATGTCTTCTAAATCTTGAGGGCAAGTTGAAGGATCAAACCTTAAAAACTCCGTCATCTCTTCGACACCACCTCTGCCTCTATAGCCATTCCAGATAGCTCAAACTGTGTATCAGCACTGCTTTCTATTTTAATAGCAATGTACCTACCCTTAACTCTACAGTCTACTTTAAAGTCTGAACCTATTTCAAAGGACACTGGATCATTATAGGACACACCTTGAAACGGTTGTAACTCAGAGCCAACACTTATGTTGACACTTCCTGTGCCTTCTATTCTGGGAAACACCTTAGTAACAGATTTAACAGCATCTGTACGACCGGAATGTAAACCAATGCGTTCCAACTTTGTTAAAAAGCTAGTCCCGTCAAATGTAGTTGAAGAGTCTGCTAGGTAAAACTTAGTATCGTTTGTACCACACATCAGTAACGAATTGATAACAGGATTGTATGGTGCTTGCGCCCAGTTGAGAGTAGACTTTTCCCAAGTTGATGTAGACGCTGTCCAAGTGTTGGCTAAAACTGGATTCACAACACCTTTGGCAATGTAGTTGACATTTGGTAAATCCCTAGTAGACCAAGTGTTATCTTTGTAGTTCCATATGACAGCAGAATTGGGAAAATTATTAGTAGCGTTAGTTGCGGGATAACAAATCCAAACTTCTGATTTGTGTTTGTTGTGTACTAAAAATGTTTTATCAGCAGCGCCTGAGTCAATTTCTCCAAACAAAAACTCTTTAACTGTGTCTTCAATTACGCTTTTAATACTGTTGCCATTATGCAACACAACATCGTCAGTGGTCATTAGAACATGATTGCCGTTACCTAAGTCAACTACAGCCTCTTTAGCAAACAATCCTGTATCTTTAAACTTTTGTCGTACTTGGAAGGTAAACGCACCGCCTACAAAATTAAGAGCGTATATGCTATCCTCTAAGTAAACTATTAACTCGTTGCCCATTTGTAAGGCGTTTAAAATATGCCCTTCTGCTGACGATATAGAGGTCTCAGCAGATTGCGAAGCAGCACTCCCTGTGTTCCAAGTGTCCGCACCGTTGGTTGCTGCACCTGCTGGTATAGCATCGCTCCACCTAATTGTAAAAGGTTTTGCTGTACCAGAGTCAGTAAGATTGAGAGCAACTAGATGGTTTTTAAACGGTACAATAGCTTTACACTTTAAGGTAGCGGGCCAATCAGGCAAGTCTGTAAACACGCTACCTGCTTGAGTTAAACTTTGAGGAACGTCCAGACCATTTGTTAAAACCAGTACGCCTCCTAGAACACCCCCACACCAGCTATCGGAAGTCCCTGATAGTGTGGTATAGGCTCCACTGCTGCGCGTTACAGCTGCATGGGTTGTGCCAGTTATCTTGTTTAAAGACGTAGCACCCCCGTAAATCCAAAGGTTATTACTACCTTGTAGGAAATCAGTAGCCCACAATGGAGCTACTAAAGGTGTTCCTAAAACCTGAGAGTGGCCTAAAATTTTACTAGCTTTGCCGTCTATAAATCTAGCATTTTGAGCATCACTAAAAAACGATGGGGGCATATCATAGGGAGACAAATCCTTATTTAAGGAGAACGCTCCAGCCTTGGAGGATATGTCAAATATTTGTTTAGCCATTGCCAGTAGCTTCGGTAGTTGTCCATACTATGTTTTTAAACTCTGCCCTAGCAATAAATTTGTTACTCTCAGTCAGCAAGTTCCCTCCTTGCTCTTGTATAATATTAAAATCATCGAGAACCCAATTAGTGCCTCCAATTTTGCTAATTTTTTGACCAGTACCACCGTCTATTGTTATGTCTGGAAATTTAGTAGCCATTACGCACCTCTACGAACTAAAGAACCAGGATCGCCTTGGACTGTCATGGTCATAACATTGCCGCCATATCTAGCTTTTTCTTCTGACTCTTGAATGCTTACCAAAGTTCTGTTAAAAATAGCATCAAATCTGGTAATTTCATCAGAGTCATTTAGGAATATGGCACCTTCTAAACATGCACCGTAAAGGTACAACGATGGAAACTCTGTTAGGATATTATTGGTAGTCCTACTGTCCGATAAACTAGCAAGTTGGTTGTAGTATATTAACTCTATAGTATACTCTGCATCAGGTGTAGGAATAAGTTTTATTACCTTCCCTAAACTAGAATAAGCGCGTGGCGCACCGTTTGCAGTAGTGCCGTATTCTCTAGTTCCAGACTCCGGAGTCATATAGGACAGAGCATTTTTATTACTGCCTGAAACATAACTAACACTTCTAAGCTCAATAAGATCAGCTGGAAAATCGTAAATGTCTGTCCCAGATGTAGTAGTAGTAATGACCCTGCTTACATTAGCTCTCGATCTCAGTTCTCTATTGATACGATTTTCAGTAAGCGTTATAAAATCAGGGATGACGCTTGTAAGATCGTCTCTGTTGAGATAGTTTGCTACAGATGTTTTGAGTTCTGAAAACGTAGAAAGAGCCATTACAGTTTGCTTTCATTAGTCCTAAAAAATCTATTCTCAGGATCGTTAAGAAGCTGTTTAATTTTAGGCCAGTCGTTTTTATTCATAATATCGACGCCTAATTCACGCTTCCACTTTTCAATAACCACTAGAGGAATACTGGCTACTTTACGCATACCTGCTGCGTTCTCGCCAATGCCATACATAGAATCGTTGTTTTGTTCTTTTTTGTTAAGTTCTATAATGGGCTGTATGTCTTGCACATTATTTAGTATAACCTTGTCTTCATTATGATCATACTTAAATGTTGTTTTAATAGGATCGTTCATGTCTTTTTCTTTTTTTTCTTAGGAAAACCAGCTTTCATATTAGCATACGCTTTAGGAGAAATTGTGCTTTTGCTTTTAGGGTTAGAAGTACCAGCACGTTTTTTGTTATTAATATTTCTGTATAATGACATTTTTACTCCTAATAGAGGGAGGGAATTACCCCTCCCCCTGATTAGATTACGACAAGTCGTAGACAGCGCCAAGAGCTTTCTCGTTTTTGCAAACAAGAGTATACTCGGCAATAATCGCACGTTGCTCGCCGTCAGACGTGCTGGCAACTTCCCGCTGGAAGAACGGACGCAGATAACCTACGCCGTAGTACTCAGGATCAAGAAGCCATACGTCACGCGACCGCTGGAAACGATTGGGGACAACCGCCATTTCACCAAAGTCACTGACGTAAACATCCATGCCGCCAATAATGCGCTGATCAGTAACGTCGTTAAAGTTGCTAACGCCGCTGGCACCACCAACTCCAACAAAGCTGGAAAAGGTCTGCTTCTGAGCAGGGGCCATCATCAGATACTTGATGTCAGCGCCTTCGTCATAGGAAGACAAAATCGCTGCTTTAAGCAAAGCTTCCGTAAACGTCCGGGCTGTACCGTCGGTACGCGCAGCAGCACCAGCACCAGCACCGTTGGCACCGTCACTTGCCTTGGAAATGTTGGTGTTGACCCAAGTAGTCAATGAACCAAGCTTACGCACGGTGCTGTCAGCTGCCATTGCAGCCTTAGCTTGGTTAACACCAACCATTGCACGTTCCATATCGCGCTTGAGTTCTTTAGAACGCTTGGACATTTGGTAGGCAAGCTCTTCCTTGCGTCCAGCTTTTGAAACCGCATCAAGCGTACCAGATACCAGAGTCGTCTTGAGACTAATCTGACAAATGTTACCAACACGGGTAGTAGCTGTTGGCTCTGCTGCCGTCAGCGTTGCTCCTTCCTCGTGATGGTTGTTAGCAGCTGCTGCCAAAGCATCAGTCTGCCATTCGTGGTTGACTGCAATCGCGTCTGAGCGACTGCCCATCGACATGAAGGGCGTGTCAGTCGGGGAAATATCGTAAATTACATTTTCCAAGTCTTCACGAAGACCTTTGGAGGAAAACGTAACGTATACACCAGTTGGCTGTGCCATGTGTAGTTACTCCTAAAAGGTTATGAGATTAAATCCAGAAAAACATTTGCAGCATCTTTAGGATTACCTGTTTTCGTCAATCTCTCTCGCTTAACCTGGGCAACCTTTTTGACTTTTTGCGTCTTAGTCTGAGGTGTTCCTGATTTAACAACTCTGGGAGCAGCTTTAACTTTCTTAACCCCTTTAGCTGCATTGTCCTGCATCATAGCTTTGTGCAGTACCATTACAACCCTGTGGTCAGTGATGCTATCTATTTCAGTGGGTGGGAAACCAAGACTAAGAGCATAGTTTCTGAGATCAGATTTTAATGTTGATCCTGGCTCAGAATATTCTGGCAAAGCTTTGGCTAAAAGTTCTGCCTCTTGATGTACCTTCTGAGATACTATATCATTGAACTCTTGCTGAGACTGCTGTTGCACTCTGGCACGTTCGTTATTCAGCTGAATTACTCTGTCTTTAGCTTCTTGGTACTCAAGACGTTTTTCCATGTATTCCATAGGATCGTCGTCTTTTAGTTCCTTCCAATCAATGTTCTCAAACTGCTGTAGTTCGTAGTTTTGATTTTGAGACATTTGTTCCAAAACTTGCGAATACTGTTGACGCTCGCTTTGGACTGCTTGTAGATTAGCTTCGTAAGTTTTACGTTGCTCTGCTAGAGATTGCGATTTACGGGTGTAGTCCGCTTGCCGCTGATAGCCATCTCGTAACTCGTCCAGTGTAACCTCAAATTCTTCGCCGTCTACTTTAACAGTGTAGGCTTGTGGGGTCTCTGTAGGAGTTTCTTCGTCAGCTACCTCGTACTCGTCTACCTCTTCAAACTCTTCCGAAACTTCTTCTTCGGCCTCGTCAAAGGCTTCAGCTTCATACTCTTCTGAGTCATCAATGGTAGGTTCTTCGATTGCTTGTTCCGGATTAGTGTTTTCCTCACTTCCAAACATGACATCGAACATGTTAAGTTGTGGCTGTTTGACTTCCCCTTCGGGATTAGTCGGTGCCTCACTCATTATTTCTCTCCGTTTTCAATTTTGTCGTTATGGATAAAAGCTTGCAGGTCTTCCTTAACGGAACTCAAAGCGTTTAGCTTCATCCAACAAAGTTCTCTTTCTTCTACAGTATCAGCTATTGTCCATTGGGATATTAGTCTGTTACTTATGTTCTGTAGTGTTTCTTTAAACACCGGATTTTCAAGAATCACACTAGCTTGACTAGCTTGTTCTCTTGATAAGGTTGATGGGTTAGGCATATTAGCATTTACATTCTATACAGCCACATTCAACTCTGTTTCCTAGTTTCTTTTTTTTCTTTTTAGGTTTCTGATTGTAAGGTTGTCCTGGGGGCATTTTAATCACCATTTTTTGCAAGACCAGTAGCGAGCAGTTAGCTTACTGGGTGGGTTGGAATCGCAGCGGTGCCTAGCTCTAAAACTTTTACGCCGCTTAGGTTGATCTTTTTTAATAGACATATTAGGATCACCATATCTTATTAGGCGAACCGTACTGCCTTGCTTTGCCAAAACAGCAAACTTTTTGTTTTTTCCAGGAGTACGTTTAGGCTTGTTGTATCCTGAAAACTTTTCACCTCTGTAGTCAATTGCCATTTTAGGTCTTTATAATGTAGTTAATAGGTTGCACTTTTAAAACAGCTGTTCCAGAAGATGCAGTAGCTGTTTGAGAGGTGCCTAAAACAAACCCGCTTCCAACACCTGCTGGAAAAAATGTTCTAAAATCTGGAACATTGAAGTTACCACCTGATCCACCAAAAGTAGTTCCAATTATTCCAAATAAAACAGAATATGTAGATGTTGAGAACGATGACCCATCACATAACAAAAAGTCATTTATACCGCTAATTGTCTGAGTTGTAGGTATTGAGTTAGATGCGTACATCATAACCGTACCAGTTTCAAACCCTAACTTGTTCATCTGCGCTGCTGTTGGGTTAACAGCCGCAGTGCTTAAATTTGGAAATTGTGTCTGAAGGACAGTTTTTATAAGACGAATATGATCGTCACCTTCAGAAATGTTATCACCAGCAGCTGGATTGGATGTACTTAGCTGGCTAATGTAACTGGCAGATTCTACTGTCATTAATCTAGTCCTTAGTTTATTTTACCATTATTTTTAACAGTTGTCAAGTTAATGTGATGCTTCACGATCACTGAGCGGTACGCCTGCTGCTATTATGTAACCAGCTTTTAAGTTTGTAACAGGGTCGTACAATTTTAAAATAGTTGTATTTTTTTCCTTGTGGTCTCGGTACTGAGATACTACAGACCCTACACGCAAAATAACAGGTGGAAAAATTCGACTGCACGCACCATCAAAGTGTTTAGTATTAAGGACAGTAATGTATTTTGCTACGTTTTTAGAATCTGCAAGAGCCACATCCATTATGTCTTTTTCTTCACGGCACATATAAAATACACTGACTTTATCGCCTTTGCCCCAAGTATCCTCTGCAATAGCTGGGTGCAAAACTGCAACAAGAAATATTAGAGTTGTAATGAGTATACGCATTTTAACCTTTCAAAGGTATATCGGCCCATCCAGATGTTAAATTAACCTGGCGCAGGGCGGCAATGTCATCAGCAGCATTGATTGCTGTTAAAAGTTCTTTTTCTTTGGCGTAGGCATTTGCAACGTGAGCAGCAACAGCAGTCTTTAGAGCATCCATGTCTGTATCAACAAACTCAGAATCGGAAATAAAAGTTGTCTCTACTGTTGATTCGTCTTCCTGTACAACGTCTTTAATAACTGTGGTAGCTGCTTTCCAGCTAATTGTCCCAGTCATGCGACTAATTGCAGACTGCGAATCTCTATCCGTCGCATAAAATTTATTGTTTAAAAATATTCCCCCAGTTTCCACCTCATACCTTTTTTGAGATATTTCAGATTTTGCCTGAGCTTTAGCGGACTCTATGGAAATGTCTTTAGCAGCAGCAGTAATAACCCACTCGTCATTTGATAATTGACCAGTTTCTGCACCTGCTTTCTGATACTTGTCTAGGGTTGGTCTGTTATACCCTACATTTCTTAATGTACCAGAGGAAGTCTCAAACGGCAACCTTGGTTGTTTATTGCCAACAAGCCCTGTCATTTCTTGTAGTTTTAAAGTCCAAGACCCTTGGTAAACAAGTTGTCCGTTTGATTCTAATGCAATCATTTTTTTTCACCTTTAAAAATTATCTACCATACACAGGAGGAAGTGTACCGTTTCCTCCTATGTCTGCCATTGCTAGGTATATGTATGTTCTTCCAGTAGCGTTAATTGTTCCGCTATTTGTTCTAAGTTTAATACCATCTGATAAGAAATCAAAAGCAGGATTGTCTGTAAAGTTTGTACTGTGTGCTTCTTCAGCAGTAGAATCATTAGCCTCTAATGTACCACCATTTAAACCACCAGCAGTAGTAGTACCATTAAATGTATATCTTGCAGAGTCAGCGACAAACCAATCATGTGAAGCATCTGAAACAGTAGTCTCCTTAACCATCCACCAAGCAGGTCTAAAACCTAACGACAAATAAATACCGGCGTCACTAGAATTACCAGTGTAGCTCCCTACCTTACATACCCCCGGCACTGAGCGGAACGCTAGGAATGACTTAGGTCTTGTATTGCCATTAGTGTTGTTACCTGTGCCGACTGAGAACACTGAAGATGTAGGTGCTGTGTCATTCCACATTAGTACGGAGTCAGTAGCAGCATCTGTTCCATTTAGGAGCAAATAATCAGTTGCAGCATCGCTGGCTGCGCCAACATGATATACAGCAATAGAGTTGTCGAATCCCTTGTCCCAGACAATCACCATCTCAGCAATGCCACCTAAACCATGCCCCACAGTCCCTGCCGCTGTTTGACCAGTATATGTCCCAACAGAAAAATGTCCTGCATCAGCAGCAGAAGAAGTGCTGGCTATAGTACCAGCAGGAGATGTGGTTGAAGTGCTATTAGAACCAAGCCAGTTCCAGCTTACATAGTCTTCTGTGTTGGTGTTAACTTGGGCTAGACTACCAACTGTAAAACCATCAGACCCAAAGGCTGTTAGCCCTTCAGCTTCTGTACTTTCAGCGGTGAGGGTATTAGACTCTAGTTGTTTTGTCACACCTCTGACAATGTCATATAGTGCATGGTCATCTGTAGCATCTCTGTTTTTAATCCATACCTCGTCTGGTTGAAACCCAACCCCTGTGACAGCCTTACCGCCAGAACCAATGGCAGTTCCATTGCCTGTGTACAGAACAGGTTTAAAGTAATCTATTCCTTGATAGTCTGGTGCTGTTAAACTGCTAGAGGCAAGACACTGAAAACCAGTTGGTACAGTATATTTAAAATTACCTACACCGTTAGCATCAGTATTACCACCTGCAGTTGTTGTACCCCCAAATGTGCTGTCTTGCCCAAAGTTTACAAAGTAATCCTCACTAGAAGAGGGTGATATTCCAAACACATATTCTGTATTTGCTTGAATTGTTGTTGATTCACCTGTGCCACTTGCTGGATCACCACTGTTAAAAAATGTTCCGTTTACACCCCAGTATAATTTATTGTTATCAAGGTCTACTGCCATCATAACAATATCGCCAACAACTAGGTTACTTGTATATCCGGTTATCGACGTTGCTGATCCGTTTGTGTAAAACCCATTTGTCGCCGAATAAAGCGCATAGCCCAGACCATAAGTTGCGGTTGAGTTGCCGATATAATTTGCCCAGTTTTTGGAAGTTGTGCTTTCTTCGTGGATGCCCGCAGGAAAACCATTTGCACTGGTTTCGGTATGCATTCTAACTTCGTAGTAGTATTTACCCGATCTACCCATTGACCGAGTTGCAAAAACAGAATCCCAAGAAGATACGCCAACAGCTAGTCTGTTTCCATAACCTAGACTACTAACAAGAGTAGCATCACCATTTAAAGCATTTAAGACTGGGAATTGTAAACTAGGTGTATGTGTAGTTTGATTAGCCGCTGCCATACTAGTAGGTGTGAAATCATTATTGTTAGAGCTAATATCATTCCCCAGATCAGCACTATCTGCAAAGTCAAGACAAAAACTATTTCCTCCTGCTGTGGATGCAAGAGCAGCAATATCTGCGTCAGACTTGGGGGTAAACTCTGAACCATTAGTACCAAAGGTAAAGGCATCTAGGAAATCTCCAACAGCAACGTCTGAGGCTTGAATCGATTGCCCGACCAGCATTGTTGCTTGAGCTACATAATTATTTAAAAATAAACTGTTTGAGACTCCATTGTTATACGCACCGATATTATGTAGTCCAGCATTGCCCCATGCCGCTGGAGCTGCTGACAGCGCAGAGCCAGACGTTAAAGCTAACGTCGTTTCCCTAACTCCATTTACATACAACTGCACCGAATCTGTTTCATTTGAGTCAATGCTTAAAATTAAATGATACCAACCAATGTCCCTAAAAACTCGACTAGTTTTATACGCAATTGTAGCTGCATTAACATCTTCTATGTGGATTTCAATCATATCGTCGCTGGCATGCCACACAAAACGATTAACTAAAGTTGTCCCGCTAATATTTTTTAATCCAGAAAAAATCGCTTGATCAGTACCAGTAAAAGAATTTCGTTGTACCCAAGTTGCAAACACAAGACGAGTCTGCGCTGAACCACTGCTAAATGTTTTAGATAAAAAATCTGCTGATCCATCTAGCCAAACTGAATTACCAATCAGAGTTGGGTCAAACGGTGCTGGACCTGTCACAAAGTTACTTCCCAAAAGTGGGTTAATAAGCGTCATTAAGCAATCTCCAGGATTTCCAGAACTTGTGTACCGTCTATGACAGTAGAGCGCATAAGATGCTTAGTAGATGCAGCGTTGTTGTAAGTTCCAGAGACCTTGTCAAACCCCGAAGTCGTAATTGTGTACCCGCCTGTCCCGTCATTGGTTGTGATCATCGCGATTACCGAGTTTGCGGTCTGAGGTGCAAGCGTAAAGCTTCCGTTTATGGTAAGCGTTTTGAGATTCTCTTTGGCGGTGGCAATCTCTAGGGTTTGAGTCCCGGTTCCCGAATTGCCAATAGCTTCGATGTCGCTGCTGAAGCCAGCAGTCAGATTGTCACTTACATCAGCAAACAGAGTGTCAGCGTCAAATGCCTGCACGTCGGTTCCGATAACCAGCCCAAGATTACTCCTAGCTGTTGACGCATCACTAGCACCTGTGCCACCATCTGCAACAGTAATATCTGTTATACCAGTTACAGAACCACCAGTAATAGATACAGAGTTACTGTCTTGGGTTGCTATCGATCCTAAACCTAAATTGGTTCTCGCGTCTCCAGCTGATGTAGCATTAGTACCTCCATTGGCTACAGGAAGAGTTCCGCTAACTGCACTTGCTAAAGGCACTTGTCCGTATGATGGATCAGTTCCATCAGAGATTAAAACTTGGTTAGCCGAACCTACGGCAAGTCTTTCAGTTGCAGAAGCTCCCCTTGTAATAATATCCCCTCTGGTGGTCATAGGATCGGCAAAGCCGCCTAGGGCAGTTAATGCTGCTCCAGCGGAAGTAGCGCCAGTTCCTCCAGATGTAATCGGAACCGTGTTTAAACTTACTGTTACAGACCCTGTGGCTTGATCGACAGTTACTGGAGTTGTTGCTGCAAGGGTGGCTACCCCTGCCAAAGCAGATGCTAAAGTTGACTTTCTAACTTTAAACGTCTCTCCAGCACTAACATCTACAATTGCTAGAACATCATCGTTTGCTAAATCCGCTTCAACTAACTCTGTAAGCTCAGTGATTTTTTTGTTCGTAGCCATCTAACTCTCCACCCAATCTATAAATAATGTGGCTGTTCCTGATGTAGCAATAGCTGCTATTTTTTCTCCATCCCCTGATCCCAAAGTAGTATCAGGTTTTACTATAATATATTCGCTTTGTCCTGCGTGAATATACGAAGAAGTGCCGTCTGTTAAAGCAACAGGGTTAATACCCACTTGATAGTAATGTAAGTTAGACCCTGTAGTGTTTGCCACAGTAACGTGAGCAATGTTACACCCAAACGGACAAGTACCAGACTGTGCTGAAGAAGCCGTAATGTCTATTTTTTCGCTAGAGTTTGTTCTATGTGCGTGTGGATGCTGACGACTCATAATTAGCCCTCTAAAAACGTAACATTTACTGTGGCTGTTCCAATGCTGGCAATCTTTTCTCCGTCCGTTGCACTGGGAGAACTGTCGCTGCGAATAACAAAATAAGCTGCATCAGCTGGATCAATGCGAGTACCTGTAGCCGTGGCAGTTGGGTTTGGCCCGATTGCAATATTAACAGCAGCACTGGTTGCAATTCGTACAATAGTGGAGCCAAATGGAGCGCGTCCGCTTTGTGCGCTGGTTCCTGTACTAGCAATGTTTTCGCTACTGATAATACGGGAAGCCATAGAATTTTGATAAGCCATTTACTTATGCCTTTATGTTTTTATCTGAGTTCATTTCAAAACCTAGCTCTATACCTTTGAGCTTTAGTTCTTCTCTTTTTAGTGCCATGTTATGTTCAAGTTCAATTCGTTCTAGTTCCATCTTAGAAACTTTTAACTCTAGCTCTTTAGCTTTTACCTGAGCTTCCAATTGAGATGCTTGCGCTTCTGTTATCATAGCTTGTGCTTGAGCCTGTGCTAATTGCTCTTGAGGACTCAGTGGCATAGGTTCTGTTGGAGGCTGGCTAATAAACTTGTCTACATTTTTGATGCCCATCTCGTCTGCTATTTCAGTAACGAGATTATAAATGTTCTGGGGCTGGACAATTCCTTTGGTCTGTGTAGCAACCTTTTCTACAAGGCCAGCAAAATTGCTTATGTTTTGTAGTTTTACATCTTGGTCGCCGTATCCAATGCCAACCTCAACATTTACATCTAGGTCTTCTCGCCAACTACCAGGATCGATCTCAAAATATTCGTTGTTTAAACGTACAACCTTTTTACGATCTTCGTAACGTTGGATAAGATTGTAAATCTGTTTAAATAAGTTTCTAACACCAGTGTCAGCAAATATTCTAGCAATTAACTCCAACCGTCCTTGTGCATTCGTCAAGGCAGCTGTTACTGCGCCCGTTGTTACATGTGTTTTTAAAACATCAGCTGACAATCCTTGGGTTTTAGGATTGACACCAGTGCGTCCGCTTTTAATATCCTCCCAGTATTGTAGCATTTTAAAGCTATCACCACTCAATGGAGGTGTTATAATAGGCGTTAAGGCACTGGGACTACGGGTACGGACAATTCCACCTGGGCGGTTTGTTAAAAGATCGTCAATGTTTACCTGACCCTCCACAACTTGAAATCTACCGTTGTTGGCAAGGTACATATTGTCTAGTAAATTACGAGTCAGGGTAGAGCGAATAAGTTGAATGTCTTGTACTGTTTCTGCAACGCTTAATCCAAAAAACTTGTGTGGGATTGGAATTGGGCAAATTGTAGAAAACGGAATGTAATCAATTGGCTCAATATCTAACAACTCGTTACCAGCATGACAAATTTTATGCAAGACACTAATACCAGAGCCGTCCATGTCTATTCTCATGTATGACTCGTATATCTGAACTATCATTTCCGAGTCGTCAGAAGCCTGATTAGGATAGACATCGGTTGCATCGTAAGCATGGCGAGCCATGTACTCTTGAGACGTTGTAATATCGTCAGCACCTCCGACATACCCCGGAAGAGAATCTATAACGTCTGCATCATAGCCCATCCTTAGAAGATCACTTTTGGACTTGTGCGAACGGTGACAGATAAACCTAGCGTCTTCAAGCGTCTTAGCACCTCTGTTTATTAAAAACTCTTCTGGTGGCACGTTTTCAACAGTGACTTTACCAGTCATTACCGACCTTACAAAGGTAACATCGTGCGAAATCTCTTCGATTTCTACAGGTTGGCCTGTCATAGGATCAAGTGCTTGCTTTACAACGACAGTTTCTGTATGCTCGATTTCGTCTAGTTTTTCGTCTTGTATTAATAAATTATATTCGTTGTTTGTTAAGTTTTCGTATGTTTCAGTTGTGGTTTTTTCAATATCTTCCCAATAGTGTTTTACAATGCCTACCTTCTGCATTAAGGCATCTAGGAACATATTGTATAAGATCATAAAACCATCGTTTTGCTTATAGAAAACATGGTTTACATACTTGGTAGCCTGGTCTGCAACGTCTTCGTCTTCTGGACCTTCTGGAACAAACTTGACAACTTTGTCACCAGCTGTGAAGATACGCATCAGGGACGGCATCATCCACATCAGGGTATCTTGAACGTCTGTTACAACAACCTGAGAGCGACCTTCTTCTTCGTTTCCAAAAGGCTCCCCGTAAAAGTACTCCATTGCCTTTTCGCGTTGGGAGCTAATCTCAGAATCCATATAGTCAGAGGAACCGTTAATTTCTCCCTCGACCATTGATAAAATTTCATCATCGTCTAGGTTATGAGCCATGCTTTTTCTCTTTGTCCATTATACGATCCCTACACTGGAGTACTTGATTTCTTTTTCAAACCCGTATTTCCTGTAGTGCGTTTTGTTTTTCATTTGCTCTCCAAACCTCTCTATGGAAAGGGAAGCGTATCTCATTGCGCTTATAAGATCGTCTTTAATCGGCACCACTCGTCCATTTTTTCGATGGTAGAGACGCATTTCCTCAAGGGTTTCAACACAAGACATAAAAATTTGCAAGCGACCAGTTTCAAAGCGTTGCAGCATGATGCTAAGGCCCGCTTCAATAGAGTTGTTACCATTTAATTTACCCTCCGTAGGGGGATTGCTAAAGTGATCAGCTAGCATGTATACGCCAAGGTCTCTGTATTGCTGTGCTAACTGTATTCCCGACCCTTTGTCATGCTGTAACCCATCGTGGGGAAACGCTACTGGTATCCCTGGTGTTCTTGAGTTTAACACGGCTGCGTGAGTCAGTGGTGTTTCTTTGCTTCTCCGGTGTTCATCGTAGATATAAATAATATCATCATCTGGGTCGTAAGCTGCCCAAGAAACTGCTGTAGGGTGGTCATATCCAAAATCAATAGCGGCCAATCTTGGGTAATGATCTGGTATCTCAAAGTCTTCGCATACTACATCGTCTTCAGATACAGGAAATACCAATCCTGAGCCGAATACAGGTATTCCCCTGGAACGCATATCCCTTTCAGCAGGGCTATAGACTGATAAAAGTTGTTCTTTTGTTTTTTCGTCTAGGTGTTCCACATCGTCCCAGGTTGCTGTTATCAAGCTCTGCCCAGGCTTTAGATCGTTCATAAAACTGCTTACTACTGACGTCATCCCACGTTCTGGGGTAAATGTCATGTAGACTATACCATTTGTATCTGCGGTCCTGGTTATACATTGGGAAAATATTTCCTGCTTAGGTTCTTCATCCAGCCAGACAACATCAATAGCCTCGCCCATAAACTTTTCAAACCCTTGCTCATATGCCTTAAAACTGATCTGGGAGTTACCTCCACTCTTGTGTCTAACCAGTACGCTAGAAAAAGCATTTGGTACTCCTGGTTTACGAACGGTTTCTACAATATTGTCTAGGGGTACTGCCCCCGTTCCCTTTTTCAAGGGGTCTTGTGGGTTCCCAAATAGTTCTTTTTGAATAATGTCCCTTGTAGTGTCGTTTGATTCGCCCGCTGCCCATGCTCTGATAGGCTTGTTAAATCTACGACCTTTCCACCATTTCGGATAACTACCTGTTAAGTGATAAGACGTTTCAGCTGCTCCGCAATAGGTTTTCCCTACTCTGTTTGCAGCCATTAAAATCCGTTGAGCGCAGTCTTTACTTTCCGAATGAAACCTAGTTTGGTAATCGTAAGGATCGTAATGCTCAATACGCCTTGTTTCAAACCGGCGTTGCTTTTCTTGGAGCAGCTTTAAAATTTCTTCTTTACTTACCACGTTGCAAAGGCACCACGTTTTCAGAAAGACGCTGGATTTGCTCGTCTAGCTCATCGTCTGTAAGCTCAGAAATCTCCCTAACAACTGTTTCCTGTTTGTGTACAGCGTCGTATCCAGCCCTTGATAGGATATCTCTGGCGGCGTTTAGTTTAACATTTTCTGAATCAGCTTCTCGCATTAGGCTTTCCAAGACAGACAGGGCAAGTGTTGCCGTTTCGCCTACTTTTTCCTTAATGCGCTTTTCAATATGGAGCCAAAGGTGCCTCTGTAACCTTTTAGACCTATGTCCTGCATGGGAGCCTTCAGCTTTGTACCCAGCTGCGTGAAACGCTTGCTCTGGCTCTAGGTGCTTGTCTACCAACTGGACGACAAACTCATATTCCTTAGAGGTCATTTCTTTGTCTAAGGGTTTTGGGTCTTCGTAGCTGGCAAACTTTCTTGTTTTCGGCATATGGTTTTTCTCAGTTTGTTTACGATTTGTTCTCGTAATGTAGGCACTGTTACAGGTGTGCCACCAAGGTATCCAGGAATGTATTTCATAATGTTATTATACTACAGATTTACAATTGTGTCAATAGGTTTTCAAAATACCCCCCGGAATGAACGCACTGGACTATAAAGTAATTAGCTACCACTGGGGGGGTCGCGTTCTC